GTTTGCCACTGCTGTTGGTGCGCAAGCCTTACAAGGGATGAACAGTAGTGGAACGGGTGTTACTGGTCTAGGTTATGGTGCATTTCAAAGCAGCACGGGCTTTATTTATGGCACTGCAATTGGTTATACTGCAGGGAGTAGACAAAACGGATCATATAATACTGCAGTTGGCGCACTGGCGTTGACAGGTCAATCTACAGTACAAGTTTCGGACCATACGGGTAGATATAATACAGCAGTTGGATATGAGTCTATGGAAGACCTTACTACCGGCGATCATAATACTGGTCTAGGAAATTTTACGCTTCCAAATATTACATCTAGTGATGGCAATACTGCTGTGGGTAGTACGTGTTTAGTAGAGGTAACTTATAACCAATACAATACTGGTGTAGGTTATCAGGCTTTAAGAAATTGTCGGGCTGGCACCGGCAGTGAAGGAGATAATAATACTGCTTTAGGGGCTTTGGCAGGAGATGGTGTAACTACTGGTGAAAATTTAACTATTATAGGTTATAATTCTGAAGCATCGTCAGCGACAGCCAGTAATGAAATTACTTTGGGTAATAGTAGTATTGCCACTCTGCGCTGTCAAGTAACAAGTATATCATCTCTATCTGACAAAAGAGATAAGAAAAACATTGAACCACTAAATGCTGGTATTGACTTTGTAAAAGGTTTGAAGCCTGTTGCATTTGATTGGAACATGCGTGATGGTGGTAAAGTTGATATTGCTGACACGGGATTTATTGCACAGGATTTGCAACAAGTTCAGCAAGATACAGGAATAACTATTCCATATCTTGTGTCAGACAATAACCCAGACAAGTTGGAAGCGGGATATAGTAAACTACTCCCAGTTCTAGTTAAGGCTATACAGGAACAACAGCAAACCATTGAGGCATTAGAGGCCCGTATTGCAGCACTAGAAGCAGGTAACTAATGAAGATGTCAATGGAACCGGCACTCAAGACACAGATGGAACTAGAGGCGCATGAAAAAGAATGTGCCATCCGGTATGCTAATGTGCAGGAAAAGTTAGAGGCACTTGATAAACGCATGTGGCGATTAGAAGCAATGATTATGGGTAGCACTATTCTTGTAGTAGCAATGGTGGTATCAGTATTTATGGGATTTAGATAATGGCAATGTTCAAAGCATTTAAGCCTAGCGGCATGGAAAAGATAGCACGTGCTATGGGCTATCAGGGTAATATGCAAGGGTTTCAAGATTATCTTGCGCAAGACCCCATGCGTCAACAGCAGATGCAGACGTATCAAAATAAAGCTATGCAGATGGCGAGAGGCGGCGTGGTGAAGATGCAGGAAGGTGGGACGACACCTATCACTATTCCAGATTCCACTGTGCAGCGCATGTATGATCCGGGTATTCCACAGGGTGCCGTAACGCAAGCCGCATTTACTCCTAGTGATGCGGGTCAATATGTACCACCTAGTAGTGGCACAGTTACTGGTGCAGTAGCAGTGCCTACTGCTATGGCTGCAACGCAAGAGGCGGCAGCACCACAAGAACAGCAAGCAAATATCATGGAAGCCGCACAAGCCGCACCAGCGGTTGATGCTGCAGTTCTAGCTACCCAAGCAGCACAGGGTACTGTAGACCCTCGTGCAGAGGTCACAGCGGCCCAGCAAACGGCATCTAGTGTGGGCAATGTCACTGCCGCACAGGGTAACGCCATTCTGATTGACAATCCTGTACAACGAGATATCCAAGCTGGTGAACTTATCTCTGGTGCTGCTGATGCACAAACTGCTGCACAGTTTACTGAACAAGTACAGGCTGCAGAAGCTACCCCCTCCACACAAGCTACCGTTCAGGGTCAGCTTGCTTCTCTCACTGCAAACTTTGACGCTGCTAATCCACCTGCGTGGGCTGCTGGCGCACTTCGCAATGCAACAGCAAAGATGGCTGCACGTGGACTTGGTGCATCTAGCCTTGCTGGTCAAGCTATTGTACAGGCTACGATGGAGTCAGCTTTGCCTATTGCGCAGGCAGATGCTGCTATCATTGCACAGTTTGAACAGCAGAACTTGTCAAATCGCCAACAACGTGCTATGCTGGCTGCACAACAACGCGCTGCATTTATGGAGATGGAGTTTACTCAAGAGTTCCAAGCACGTGTACAGAATGCTGCCAAGATTAGTGATGTAGCTAACATGAACTTTACTGCAGAGCAGCAGGTGCAGCTTGAGAACAGCCGTGCTGCTAACACTATGAACTTGAACAACCTGTCTAACTCACAGGCTATGGTCATGGCAGAAGCTGCTGCACTAGCACAGATGGATGCAGCTAATCTAAACAATCGGCAACAAGCTGCTGTAATCAATGCACAATCATTCCTGAACATGGATATGGCTAACTTGTCTAACAGACAGCAGACTGATTTGTTTAAGGCGCAACAGCGTATTCAAAGTCTGTTTACTGACCAAGCCGCAACCAACGCTGCGCGTCAGTTCAATGCATCTAGCCAGAACCAAGTGGATCAGTTTTTCGCTAATCTGGCTACGCAAACTTCACAGTTCAACGCTACACAGTCTAACGCACAGGCACAGTTCAATGCGGGGCAGGCTAATACAGTCAACAGGTTCAATGCTGAAATCAACAATCAGCGTGACCAGTTCAACGCACAGAACCAGCTTGTGATTGCGCAGAGCAATGCTCAGTGGCGTCGTCAGATTGCTACCGCTGACACTGCCGCAGTCAACCGGGTAAATGAACTGAACGCTGCTGCAGTGCTTGACATTTCCAAGCAAGCGTACGATAATCTGTGGAACTACTATGCTGACACAATGGAGTGGGCATGGACTTCGGCAGAGAACGACAAGGATCGTGTTGTACAGATGGCACTTGGTGAACTGTCTGCTAAGACACAATCTAATCTGGCACAACTGAAACTGGATGCAGAAGAAAGTGGTGCTATTGGCGGTTTCTTTGCAGATGTCCTCACAAGTCAGGCTGGTAGCGTTGCAAGTAAATTGATTTTTGGAGCATAAAAAATGAGTATAGAACGTCAACCCGGAGTATTAGCTAGTCGTAACTTACGACGTGAAGTAGGCACACTTCAAAGACAAAAGGCTATGGCAAAGTCTCCCAAGCGCGGTGGGCTTCTTGTGTCTAATAAAATTGCGCAGTCTCGTGCAGATAGTGAAAATCAAACTAAAACACAAATTGAAGTGGTGATGCAGGCTATGGCCGCTATTCGTGAAGGCATGTCAGGAGGTACGGTGTAATGGCATTTAGAGAAACATCAGATTTTGATATGCCTATTCCGGGCATGGCTATGACCCATGAACTTGGCGCTAGGCCGTGGCAATCTCCTCCGCAGATGAACACTGTGGAAGAGGGTATTGATTTTTACATTTCACGTCTGGTAGATAACAAAATGGCAGGTCGTCTACTTGACATCATTGAGACAGGTGTGCCACTTACTGCTATTGCGGAAACACTTACACTTGGTGGTGTTATGCAGGGTCTACACACAATCGACGTGGCTGTGCTGGTAAATCCTGTTCTCGTAGAACTGATGGAAGGACTTGCCAAAAACGCAGATGTGCCGTATACTGTAGGAGATGAAGATGAAACTACAGAGCCTGATCCTGTGCTACTAAAAAAAGCAATGACTATGATGAGTGAAGCCGAAGCAGCATCTGAACCTGAAGAAAAAGATGAAACGCCTGAAGAGGAACCCAAAGGGTTGATGGCACGTAGAGGAGCAATGTAATGGCATTTAGATTACAATCTGCAATTGCGGGTGCAGGTAAGAAGTTGTCTGAAAAGATGACAGCTTTCGATGAGAACTATGCTGAGACCCTGAAAAACACAGCATCCAATCTTGCCCAAGAAGCTGCTGACATCCGTAAAGAGCGGATGATTGCTGTACGTGACTACAAGTCTAAGGGTCAAATCCTTATGGATGATTATGGTCTTAGCGAAGCACAGGTTGCTTCTCTCTTGCAGGGTGGTACAGACAGGTATGACAAGTTTCTTGCAGATGTAGAGTCTGGTGCGATGCAACATATTCGTGCTGGCAATAAGATTAAAGATTTTGATAAAAACAATTATATTCAAAATACACTGTTTTCCTCACAACCAACCGCTGAAGGCGGCACTCAACCTACTTACATGTCTCTGGATGAACAGGCTGCTCTGTATGGTAAACTTACTGTGCCTAGCACGATTGACATGGGTGAGCAAGTTGCTTCTGTTGTAGCGGGTACGCAACGTGGCATATTTAAGATGGACCCTGAAACTGTGCGGTCTGCCCTTGGTGATGTTGGAACTGGGGCTGAACAATATGAAGGACCGGGCTTCACACCGACAGGTATTTCGTATACTTCACCAGCACTTTCTGCAGCACAGCAGCTTGCATTTGAGACTGCAGAGGCGCAGAAAAAGAAAATTGAAACGGAAACCGCTGCTACTGAAACTAACATGGCTGTTGCAATTCAAAGAATGGGTCTTGATACTGAAGCTGGTAGACGTGCAGAGCGTCAGCTTGTAATTGCAGAGAATGCAGAGAAACGCGCCGCTGCCCTTGCACCTCTTGAACTAGAAAAGTTACAAACACAAATTGATGGTTTGTATCAGGGTATTCAAAATGATGTATTAACAGGCGCAAGATTGGCACAACAAATTGAAGTAGCCGCCCAAACGGGATTGGATAATGCACTACTTAATAATCAACTGCTTCAGGCAAAAATTATTTCAGAGGGAACAGTTGCAGATGCAGAAGCACTATGGGCAACAAGTGTTGCTGCTCTTGATGTGCAAAAACTTGAACTTGAAAGACTACAAGCAGCAGGTGCTGATGCTGAAACAATAGAAGCACAGCAAACAGTAGTTGATGCTGCAGCAACAATTGCAGATGAAAACTGGAATCTTGTTGTTAGTGACAACAAATCAGAACTGTTTAGTAAGGTTAATCTGGACACATCCTTGAACCGGCGTATTAAGCAAGCTGCCCTTGGGTTTAATGTAGAATTGAAATTTAGCAGCTTCAATGAGGCTATTGAAAAGTTTGGTGAGAACCAGCTTCCTGCTTTCTTAACAGCCACAGATGCTGCAATTGCACAAATAAATGAGGAGTATGGAGATCAATCAAGGGCGAAAAAGTTTGTGCGTACCCAAACAAACACACTAAGTCAACAGATAATAGCCTACGCCGCACAGAAGAAGGGTGATTTCATTACGGAGAAAACGAAAAATTTCGTACAAGCTGTTAGAAATAAAGAACGGGATGTGGCCGTTGACTTTGGTGTGTTGGAGGTGACGTATCCAGTGAATGAAGGGGATATACCTGCATTTGAAAACGCCCTAAAAGCAAAAGCGCGAGATGAAAATAATAATGTTATCGCAAAACCCGGCGATATTATTCGTGTGAAAACTCAAAACGGCGGTGAAAAAATGTATATGTGGGGTGTAGCTAACGACTGGATAGGATATTAAATTGTGGCAAACAGACTTTATCTTGATCTTGAAGAAGACAATGAAGATGTACGGGAGGAAACCCCTGCTTCTACTCGTTTATATTTTCTAGACGAAAAAGATGATACGCCTTCTGAATTATCGACTCCATCTACTCGTCTTTACTTAGACCTTGAAGACGACGAAGATGTGCCGCCCGACACTACAGTTGCGGCACCTGCTGCTACACCTAGTGTGCAGCCAGTAATACAAGCACCTCAAGGCTACGAGTACAAAGATGTACCGGGCTTTGATGATGAGGGCAATCCCATTGTCCAAAGAGAACTTGTAGAAATAGACGCAGAACCTGCGCCAAAACCCCCTGAATCTGATTTTACATATGAACAGACTGCTGCTGCGTTTGGCCAAGCTGGACGTGATTTGCTTGACACGCTCACATTATATGATAATGACCTGCACAATGTATTTGGTAAAGAGTTTACTGTGACTCACGTGCCTGAGTACCTGCGTCCCTTTGTACGAGTAACAGGTAAAACAATTGACGGTCTACTTGTAAAACCTTTCACAGAAGTTATTCCCGGTACTGCCGAAGATTTAACTCGCACCGCTGTAAGTGGCGGCACAGCAGGATTAATGTTCCTAAAAGAAACTGCTGAAGGTATTGGTGCCGCCCTTACTCGTGCTGTTCGAGACAACATTACTAGTGAGTCCGACGCAATTGAAACTATAAAATCCATGCCCGGTTTGAGTGGTCAGATGTTAGGTCTTGTTCAAGAGGCAGCAAAAGCAGCAGACATTGAGGGTAAAGATATTTTGCCATTTGAACCTGAGACGGCGGGTCAAAAGTTTACCAAAGACTTAACAATGATGGCAGAAACAGAAGTGGGTCTTCCTATCACCCGTGCGGTGGTTACTGCTAAAGCACTCAATGCACCACTAGATGAGACAGTGGGGGCTGCAAATAGACATCGGCTGCAAAGAGAAAAACTGGCCAGTCGTCGTATCCGTGTAGATGAAGCAAAAGAAAATGCAGCGCGTATCAAGGCAGAGCGTCGTGCTGAAGCATCTAAGCTGGCCCGTGAACGTGCAGCAGAGGCAGATGAGGTGGCACGTGAAGCGATTGACGAGGTAGAACAAAACCTGCTAGATGGGGCAAGCATCTCCCGTGAGACTGCAAGTGGTCGCATTGCTCTAGACTTTGAGAAGAGTGCAGAGTTAGGCCGCAATAAAGTTGATGATCTGTTGGATGAAGCAGCCGAAGAAGGTCTGGATGCTACGCAGGAAATTGTAGGCACCCAAAGCAAAATCCTACACCCTATCCTTGATCCTGATAAGTTTGAGCCTGTAGTCGCTGTATTGATTAACCTCAAAGATAAGTTTCCCACGCACTTCAAAAAAGAAAAGCACTTGTCTGGGCCGTTTAAAGGACAGAAAGTGACGTTTGGACAACAGTTGCTGAAGCTGGTTGCTACTGGTGATGAGCAAGTTATCCGTGAACTTGGTGAAATCTATGCAAGATATGGCTTGAATGCTGCTGACTTAGCCAACATGACTATCGCAGGTGACAGACGCGCTGCACAAATTCTACGGTCAAAGCGTACTATACTAGAAAAGCTGCGTGGCAAAGACGGACAACCCACTGCTGCCAGTAAACTGGACGATCTACAGAAAAAAGAACAAAAAGATTTTGATGAAGCTGTAGAATCAATGTCTACTACAGTTAAGAATATCAAGCGCGTAGAAAATATTGCTCTTGGTGCATTGACGGGTACATTAGCTACAGCAATGCGTAACCTTGAGTCATACATTATCCGTTCACCTCAAGAGGGACTTATTACTGCTATGGAAACTGCAGTTATCCAAGCAGCTAAAAGACGTGAAGCACGTATGGACGCCAGAAAAATTGGGCCACCTGAACCTCCTGTCACAATGACAGATGAGCAAAGGGCTGTTGCCGCTACACGCAATCCTTTTGCTACCGATCTTGAAGCAGTGTCAAATGTATTTAATATTACAAATGGCAATCCCAAGCAAATGCAGGAACTCATTGACTATCTTTTTGAAGATGATAGCCTTACAAAATTCTACCAAAAATTATATGGCAACTTAGATGAACTAGGGGTTGCTATGGGCAGAGGAGAAGGTAAGTTTCTTGACGCGCCATTGTCTGCCTTAGAAGATTTGGTTCAAGTTCTTAACGCACCAAACAGATGGCAAGAATTTCACATTAGAAATGGAACATTTTTAGGTAAGATACAAGCTGATATACAACGGGAATGGGGCATTGATTTTGTTGAAGCTGTAAACAAGGGCATGATAAAAGACATTATCAATGATTCCCCTCGTCTTAAACCTAAAGGTGGCAAAGCATTTGTTGACATAATGACGGACGCTACAGAGGCAGCACTAGAAGCTACGTATGCCTCTCAACCTAAAATTGGTTTGTTCAAAGATATCACAAAGATGATTAGAACAAAACCCGGTGGATCATTACTCATTGCATTCCCTCGTTTTATGTTCAAGGCGATGGAGTATCTGGGGCAGAGTGCTGTAGGTATACCCTTTGTATATGGTAGAAGAGCCTTATCAGGTGGTAAAAAACGTCCGACAGATAGGGCGATTATACAAAGAAATATTGCTGGTCTTGCGGGTATTGGTGCTGCCACTGCATATCGTATGTCAGAGGATGCACCTGCCGACTACACAAAAGTATACTCTCCAAGTGGAGACGAGATTGACACCAAGCCTCTCATTCCACTGCCTCAAGCATTGTGGGTAGGAGAAGCAATAGCACAGGTAATAAAGCCAGATGGAGATTTTTCTGATTTCTGGAGTGGTGGCGGCGGTAGACAATTTGGAGAGTTGTTTACTGGAACTAACTTTAAAGCCGGTCAAACACTTGGCCCTGTTGCAAACGGTTTGGTCGATGCTTTTGGTGGTGGAAGAAGTGAACTGTCTAGAAAACGTATAGAAACTTATCTAGGTGAGTTCGTTGGCAGCGCAGGTTTTAGACCATTCCGTCCTCTCGTACAGGCTGTTGATCTTGAGCGGGGTCTTGGTGGTCGCCCTCTTGAGTATCGCTCATTTTCTTCTGATCCCGTGCTTGATTTTGCAAGTGGCTTTAAGAAAGCAGCGGGAAAACAATTCCGTGCGCAGGGCTTGACTACAAGCGCAGCAGAGGAAGCGGCACTTCCACCAAGGGTGACTCCATTCAGGACAGAGCCTATGGCTAGAGTACAGCCGCTATTTAAGTTACTTGGTGGTATCACTATAACAACACCTCACAACGATGTTCAAGATTGGTTGCTTCGTCACAACTTTAGGCAGCAGTATTTGTTTGAAGGACGCACAGGTATTGACACTGTAGATGATGCAATTACAGAGACATTCAACGCAATGGCTATTCCTGTGGTCGAGGCTGTGATGGAAGCTGAAGCGGCTGCTATGGCTGAAGCCACAACACGCGCCGAAGAAAGAGAAGCGTACAAAGATGCCAGAGACAAGGTAGAAGTGTTTCTAGAGGAAGTAAAAAGTAATATTGGTGACATTAGATATCGTGAAGCAGAAGTAGGTGAAGATGGAATTAGAAGTGTAGGGACGTTTGATCCTGCATTTGTTCGTGCGCTTACTCGTGCAAGGCGTCTATCCAAAGCAGGATTTAATCAAGGCGTTAAAGCCTACAGAATTGCAATGGACATGGAACCCGGAGAACAACTTGATTTCAGTAAAACAGAAGTCTTAAATGGTATTGCTACGGCGGGTGAACTCTGGATAAATACTAATAGAGACGCTTTAAGGAAAGCGTTGGGAAACTAAAATAAAAAAAGGGGGCCGCGAAGCCCCCTCTCTCATTTTAGAACCTGCCTAGCCATCGTGCTATGTGTGATACAAACGGTAGCAAGGTAGCTGCCATAAACAAGTTCACACCTGTGTGTGCCATTGCAATACGCAACGTATCTCCTTTAGGCATACCGTCTGACACAAACAAACCTGCCAGCCATATTGTACCTGTTGTACCTATGTTCGCGCCTAACACTGCGGCGATGGCTGCTGGTAAAGGCAAGGCACCAGAGGCAACCAGCGCAATGATGGCTGTAGTAGACAGGCTAGACGATTGCCACAGCAGTGTCATTATGATACCACCTGCAAACATGTACAACGGGTTGCCCAAGAACCATGAAAGATGTTCTATGTTGCCCATAGATTTCATGCCACCAGAGAATGTCTTCAAGCCTACGTAGAATATAATCAAGCCTACTAAAGCTGTTATCACAGGGTTTCCTAAGTCCATCTTACTGACTCTCTTCCATAGTTTCTTTCCCTCCGTCACCTGTTATCACCTGACCCACTGATTTTCCCACGCTTGTGTCTGTCCGCTAGTTTCTCTAAGTTCTTCTCCATTATATGTCCAAGGTTCATCTCAAGTTCCTCTGCCAGTACAGCGCAATACCATAGCACATCACCAATCTCGTATCCAATCTCAATACGCTTGGCAAGATACTCGTCCTTGGCTGCACCATCACGAATGAACTTCTTCACTTTGTTTGCAATCTCCCCTGCCTCTCCGGTCAGGCCCAGAGTAAGATACTCCATAGCCTGTTTCTTTGGGAAGATTGCTGTCTCACACGCGCGAGACTGATACTCTGCTGCGGTAATACTACTCAACTGCCTCTCCTTCATCCACTGTTTAGCTTCTAGTTCCAAGTCCATTTAGTTGCTCCAAGTTCTTAAAGTAGGCAGCTTCCCACCCCCGCTGCCACTCCCGATAAGGAGTGGTTTTGGGTTTCATTGGGTTGGCTATCTGCCGATAGCGTTTGCCAAAACGTGGGCTATCGAACTGCTCTACTCTGCCAAAGGCTTTAAAGCCTGCTGCAAAGTTGTCAGCTAGATTCTTGTTCATCCTCTTTAGTCTCCACATTAGTTTGCCACAGGTTCAACATTGATAGTCTATCTTCGTGCATAGCCATCTTATCTAACTCTGCTTGTATAGCTTCCATTATGTCGGAGTGTTCACCAATACCTGCTGGATTAGCTAGATATATATCTATGTTAGTCCTATGCAGATTGATATTTCCAATCGCATGTTGCCTAAGAACTTCTAGCATTTGATTTTTCATTCTGTATCTCCTTACTCATCTCATTCATTGCATGTACGTTGAAGATGTTGATTGCCTTTATCCGGTCAATCTTGAACCACTCACCCCGACGCTCATCAGCAAAGTGTGCGAAGGCTTTGTGCATCTCTCGTTCTTTAGCATGACGATCTTCTGCATTCAAGGTAGCAATCACACTGTAGTCGCGGAAGGGTGAAGAGGTTTGATACCCATTCAGTCGATCCTCAGATGATACGGCTTTGCCAACCTTAACCCACTCAGGCCATGCATCGTTAACGATGATGTATACCTCTCCAAGTTCTGTACTCTCAATCTTGGTGTGTGACCACGCATCATCCAGAGACTTGTATCGTCCCGGTTTATGAAGTGGATGCGAACTAGGGATATACTTGCCGTTAACAAACATACGATTAGTATTCTTGGCGGCATGTGTAGATACACGCTGGCGATAGCCGCTGGGGCTTTTGTACCACCAATCATTGTCCTCAAAGACTGCTTCACTTTTTGTGTAATTAGCGACATCATCTTTTTTGAACTTTTTCATCAGCATTTTCTTTCTCCTTTTCTCTTAGTTTCATCCACTCTTTGTAGCAAGGGTGGTGACGAGGAGGATTATGTTGCACCCACCCGTCACCTTGCTTCCATATTAGTATACCCTTACTCATTTGTCAACGCTTTTCTTTTGCCTGAACCTGTGCTTGAAGAATACAACCACGTTAATAGCGGTGTTTACAGTGATGGCAAACAATAACCACCACTGCCACCAGTTAGGCATGTCTGCACCTTCAATCATGCTGCGGCTATATCCACTACTTCACAGACACCTGCCGTACATGCCAACTCTCGTCCGCCTGAAGTAGTATCTTCCTTCTCATACTCACGAAGCAATTCCCAGTTTACTTTCTTGGGCATTTGCTTTAGCATCTCGCCATACTCCTCGACGGTGCAGTCCTGATAAGGTGCTTGCTTGTACGTATGCTCACTGAATGGCAGGAAGCTGATGCCCGACACTTCATCGAAGTGATTATACACCCATGCTCCTACTTCCATCCACTCATGCTCTTTCACAGAGATGGTGACAGACGGCTTGTGTTCACACCAGTGACGCTGGTACAGGAGCCACAGTTCAAGCTGTTCAATGGCAGTCATGTCGAACCGGGTGACTGCACTATGTGGTGACTTCATTGGGAAGCTGAACACTGTTGTGCTGTCTGGCTTCATCACATCTGGCTCTGCTGGGATACCTTCAGAGACAAGGAACTGTGTGATTGGGTCTTTATTGTCACCACGTACCGTGCGAATGTAGTATGGATTGTGACGAGCATGAATACCTGACGCACTGTCCACAAGCTGTGAGACTGTACCAGACGGCTTCACGCAAGTGATAGCTGCTGACTGCGGAATGTCAAGCTGTGCCGCTATAACAGCGTTAGTAAGGATAGCCTGTTCTTTGAGTGCATTTAGAGTAGCCCCAATGTTCATGCCAAGATGTGTTGACTTACCAGACATCATAGCGTTGTCCATGATACCTGTTAGTGATACACCAAGCAGCCTTTCCTCCTCTGTATTTTTCTTCCACACGTTACGCAGATACTTGAAGTCAGTCAGTGTGGATTGGAACGTGCCAAGAATAGTGGCTAGACGAACCTTCTCTGTCAGAGACTGTTGCGTGTCAGAAGAACGTACTACAACCTCTGATAGATTACAGAACTGATATGGACGCAGGATGATCTCGCTACAAGGATTACACCCAAACTCTTGTTCTGCATCACGCCGACCATTAAGAGACGCTTGTTTCTTAGCAGCCTGCCTGTTAAAAATACCACGCTCACCTGACTTACTCTCGTACAAAGCCAGCCACTCACGCATGAAGGTATCCATGTCTGGCTTGAACTTGTAGGACACGCTGTTGTTTGCAAGCGCACGTTGTCCTTCGTTCTCCCACCATTGTCCTGACTTAGCATGACGCATCTGCGTATCACCTAAGTTGGACAGACTGATGAGTGCGCTACGCCGTACCCCGCCTACGACGACAACCTCACCAATCTTACACATGATATCGTGACACTCTAATGGGTAGAGCCTACGACCTGCAGCGTTTGTGATCTTGTCGATGACAAACTGAAACAACTCCTCAAGAGGGGCGGGTCCAGAAGCACGACCACCGAATGTCTTCAGCCTTGCACCTGCAGGTCTTACCTCTGACACATCCCACTTGGGAATCTGTCCTGCGTACAGCAGAGAGATCAACTCTCTCAATGCTCTTGCCCAACCGGGACGGCTGTCACCCACCTTGATGACTGTATCACTGTTCTCAAAGTGTTCGTTAATGATAGGCAGCTTATCGACGTTCTCACGCTCGACAGAGAAGCCTACACCTGTGCCGCACATGAGTATGTACATAGTTTCATCAAAGGCACGTGTGCTGTCCACTGGTACGTAGGAGCAATTGTACCCACCTACGTGGCAGCGATCCAACGCTGGGCCAGCGGTCATCAATGCTCTCATGCTGGGCATGATGTCTTGGTTTAAGACAGCCTCTTCTAGTTCTGCACGAAGTTCATCTGACAACGCATAGTTGTATTGTTGTCCAAGATGTTTTTCCATGTAGTCAAAGTATCTCTCAACCGTTTCACCCCAAGTCTCTCGACGTTGCTCATCATCTTTCCAACGAGCGTACCGTGAAAGGGCAATAAAGTTTTGGTAATCTGTAGGCAAATAATTGTTCATTGCATCACTCCGTTAGTGTTTTTATGTGTTTGATTTCGGCACCGTCTACATCGTAAAAGTATTCACGTATGCCGTCTTCAATCTCTAAGCCGACATCCTCATCGGCAGGAATGGGGTATTCATCTGGGTCTACATCAATTGTGAGGAAGACTTTAACTCTCATCATAGCATCCCTCTACCTCCTCAATCAGCTTGGTTAGATACCACTGTGCTTTCTTGAGGTCTTCTGTACCATTCTTGTAGCGATAACGCCATAGGTACTTTATAATATTGCCTTGCAAATAATATTCATAGCCATCACCTGTAGCTGCGGCAATGGCATCAATGCATTCGATACCCGCCTTGTTGTAGTGGGGTGGAGAGTTTACCATGTCTTCTTTCTTGGTCTGCTTTGTATACTCTTTTGAGTAATACTCATCCATAAGTCTGTCCTCGTCTGGTTGTAACTCTTTCATCCTTGTCCGCATATACGTCTCGTAACGCATCATGCGCTCCCCTTTGTTCTGCTACCAAAGCTAAGATGCACAATGTTACCATCCTCTTTAGTGATAATCACTGCATCATCATCTTCTTCTACCACATCTTCATCGTCGTTGTCAACAACTTCCATGACATATTCGTGAACTAAATTTCGTAGGGCATCATCCTGCTCCATCAGCGGAATGGTAGCACACATCATCTTACAGAAGTGCATGAGTTGTGTATATCCTTCGTCATTAAGCGGATTGTCAGCCTGAGAGATAATAGATATATCTACCTCACCTGTCCACTCGCCGTCTATTTCTGTTGGCCGTACTCTAATTACAAAGTCGCCTTCCCCAATTGACTCCATGTCCTACCTCCTTTTCACTTTGGTTCCATTGAACTTGATAAACTTGGGATGCTTGTTCTTTCCTTTTTCCTTCAGCCAATCTTCAGGAATGATGCGGTCATAGTATTTAAAACCATACTTGATGCACCACTCTGCGTAGGTTGACTTGGCACCCTTTCGTAACTTCCTCCTACTATTCTCGAAAACAAAGCGAATGTCAAGACGCGGATGTTGCTTCTTAATGGCAAGGTGTTTCCTTCTATCCGCTGCCGTGAACATGCCTTTGGTCTCAATGATGATCCCATTATACAGCACGAAGTCAGGAGTGTAAGTGCGGTACGCTAAGTCTTCCCACTCAATCTTAACCTTCTCGTAATCATAGATCACTTTCAGTTCATCTAAGTAGAGAGAAAGTTTATGTTCTAGTCCGCTCCTGTATCCATACTTTCGTGCTGCACGAAATTGTTTGTGGTTAGGCAAGGCTACCTACATTGCGGTACGAGATGAAAGGCGATTGATATCCTAATGATTTCATCTCTTCACGAATAAGAGCATCTGCCTCGTTACGTGCTTCAATGGCAGCACGTAGCCCTGCTGTTTTTTTCTCGCGATACTCCTTACGGAGTGAGGCGAGATGCTGTTCTGTTGCTTTGATTTCGTCGAGCAACGTATCCATGTCTTCACTCATTATGCATACTCCTCTGCTAGTGATACATACGCAACCGTCTTAGGTTGCTTTGCCTGTGACATAACGGCTGGGCGTTCTTCAAGCCCCGGCCAACAGGCAAAACGATAGCGGCAGAATCCACACTCCGTAGTGAGAACCATGTTGCCTGTCTCTTTACCCCGGAACTTCTCCGGTACAGCATCGAAGCAACGCTCAAACCTGTTCTCTTCCAGTGTATCTGCCGTCTGTTGAATATGGCCTACTTCCTTCTCAATGTCAAGCCCTGTAGCTGGTACATATTTAAACTGGCCATTAGCCTTGTTCACTACCCACCATCCACCGGCTTTCTTGTCAGCAGCCTTGGCATATCCAGCAAGCTGTGCTACATACCCAAAAGCATCACCCTGTCTAAGAGTGTCGAAGGATTCAAACTTGTTATTATACGACCAATTAGATGCTGACTTGACATCATCAACAGCACCGTCAATAACAATATCATAGGTACCAGAGATGGATGTACCGTTGTCAAGATTGAGCGTAACCTTTGCATCATCTTCATACTGTACTCCTGCTTCTGTCAGTAGCCCCTTGAAGACAGCTTCAACGATGTCTCCAATCATCATGTTCATTACAAATGTTGTTGGCAGGGGTAACGCTTTCTTTGGCTCGTTCTTGTCGAACCAAAGCTGACAAGTTGGCCTACCCACGTTGGACATACGTAGACCAAACTCGTTGCGCTTGTTGCCCCCACCAAACTGACGCGCAACAGCACTCATAACATTCAGGCCAATCTGTCGGATTGTTTCTGAAGACATGGTGGACTTGCCATTGGCGGCATTCTCCATGTACTGATGCAGTGCCAGTTCAGCGGGGTGTTTCATTACGCTACCTCTTCATCGTCAACATCAATCACACCGTCAGTGATTGCGATGTCATCATCGTCGTCATGCTCCGTTGCTTTCTCCGCATAAGCATTGATGATGTACTCGTTGTAGTTCTGTACCCACGCCATGAAGTCAGTGAACAGTGCCTGATCCGATTGCTCAATCTCGACAATGTTGGTCAGATTGACCGTGGTCACAGGCAGGAAGAAGCTGTTGCCATTGGGCAGCTTACGCTCTTCCGTAGCGGCATCCACTACATGCTGGATAGGCAAACGCTTCTGCTTGGCAAAGGTAGAGAACACCTCACCCCAGCCCTTGAATGCGTCACGGTTGTCCACCTCCCAGATGAATGGGACAGTATCCACGTCAACAGCGTTGCCCTGATCGTCCGTAGGGTTGACCAGTTCAACTGTGCCGAATATTACACGCACACGCTTGATCTGCTTAATCAAGTCCTGTGTCTTCTCAGGCAGAGACTTGAAGTCTTGGATGTAACCCGCCGGTTTGCCACAGTTGAAGCCCCCATCATTGTCCTTGAGGTCAATGTTCAGGTTGTCAGCCATGACGGTCTTGACATAGCGGTTGGGAGCGTTACCCGATCCCATCACGAAACGCTTGTACATGAAGCGTTGCATGTATGGACGGATACGTGCAGCAGAGGCGTAGTAGGTAGGGCCATCGGGAACTTCCAGTTTGTACTGTCCGCCCTCGACAACCTCGACATTCACCTTCTTGCCCTTCACTTCGGCAAGCCCCATGATCGGGGTATGATGGATACGCAGACGGGCAAGGGTGCTAGACTTCTTGCCCCCACTCGTACCCTCGTTGGCGATACCCATAGCTTTAGCCATAGCGGCATAGTTGTTGGTATCAATTGTAGTGATCTCGTTCATTTATTTTATACTCCTTCTTTCGAGTTAGAATGCATAGTTATATCACAACACATCTTTCGTGTCAAGCCAATTCGGCCCCATTTTAGCTTCAAGTAAGAGGGGTACATTAAAATGTATACCCCACCTACCTGCAATCAAAGCTGGCAACTCCTCGTTTGTTTTGTGGATGGCCTGCATTACAAGCCGCTCCTCGTGTGGGTGTACATCAATAACAATACTATCGTGTACGGTATTGACGATACAAGACTTAGCATAGGCTAGTTGTTCGTCTATGAATAACAGTGCAATAGGTACTATGTCGGCTGTTGCAAATGATTGCACTGGGTAGTTTTTAATTTGCGTGAAATGAGACACACGACCACTTGCTTTGCGGACGACATCAGGGAAAGAAAACTCCCTGCCTGACGGGGTAGTAATATGCCCTGTGTTTATAGCCTCTTTAGCCAATCGGGAATGCCATACCCCGATCCCTTTGTATTTCTCTGTGAAGTGTGTGTAATATTTTGCCTCCGCTGGCGTTCTCCCAAAGCCTGTTGCGCCATAAAGCGGTGCAAACGTGTGAGCCTTCGCAGTCTGGCGATCCGTAGGTTGACCAGCATCGGTAATAACCTTAGCGGTATATGAGTGTACATCAAACCCAGTAGATACTTCATCTATAGCAACTCCATCTTGTGATAGGAAAGCTGCTGCACGAAACTCTAGCTGGGCAAAGTCAGCTTCCATAATCTTGCCACCTTCCCACCGGGATACAAACACCTTCTTCACAGGGAAGGTGCCACCACGTGGCATGTTCTGCATGTTAGGCTCTGCACCCGACAGTCTCCCTGTCGCAGTGCGATGCTGTAGCAAACGCACATGCAGCTTACCATCATGCTTGGTGAACATCTTGATGCCCTCGACAAACGAGGACAGGTATGTATCCACAGCAGATAGTCGGCGGACTTTTGACAGGAAGTCCACAGCCTCTGTCATTCCTTTGACACGTGCTGCTTTCTCCAAGGTCTCAAGGTTCAGCTTGCTCGTGCTGAAGCCATTGGCACTAGCCCACTTTGCTGATGGTGGCTTGAACTTCAACCCAGCCACGGCATTGGATGGTGATAGAAGATAGCCAGCAGTATCACAAGTAGGGCAGCGATTAGGTTTCGCAAACGGCTCTCCATTCTTCTTTACCTTTCGTATGTAGCCTGTGCCATTACAGGTCTTGCATTGCGTTGCTCTGGTCTTGGCCAGCTTGGTGGTATGCGCATTGACTAACCTACGGAAGTCGTCTTCAGGCATGTATGGGTCAATCTGTGTAGCCCAGAACTGCTTGTCATTTACCTTGCGGCTATAAATCACCCAAGACAATTGCTCTGGGCTGTTAAGGTTGATAGGGGTATCACCCATCAGCCTACGCACATGGGCCTGTAGATCGTCAGTAAGCTGCTTACGCTCCTGCTCAAACTCTGTTCGCACATCGTCCAGTGCTTGCTTGTCCACGGTAAACCCTCGCTGATATATACGAGAAAGACATACTGCCACCTGATTGGTCAGGTCAACGGTACCCATAAGTCCGCTATCTTTTGGTGTGTTCAGGCGATACATCAGCTTGTCTGCCAGTTGCTGCGTAGCCTCAAGGTCAGCAATCAGGTACTCCGTCAGTTCGTCAATGGGAATGGTGCGTGTGCTGTAGCCTCGCTTGAAATATTCCTTGAGAGTGTCCTGCTTCTTGGTATCAAGATCATAGCGTTCTGCACACGCCTCAAGCGACAGCGGCTCCTTGATGCCACGCTGTAGCACATACTCAGCCAACATCGTGTCGAACACAGGGCCATTATACTTGAAGCCACTCTCCCACAGCCACAGCAAGTCGTGTGCTGCGTTGTGCATAATAAGAACAGTAGCCTCATCAAGAAACATCTGCACACGCTCACTGTAGTCATGCCCACTTTCATGCTCTTCATGGTCAAATGGGAATGTGTAACATGCCCCTTGGTCAGTCAGTATACCCACCATCGTTAGGCTGTTGTTCACCTCAAATGGATCAAGGTGCATCTTGCCGTCACGATGTGTGACTGTATTCTCTACATCTAGTGTTATCTTCATCCTTCATACCTCGCTGTCAAATAGTCCAGTTCACAGTTTACCATACCGTGCCAGCCATTCAACTTGTTTTTTACAATGTTCATGTGCCGCAGTGGGCTGTCCTCCTCCTGTCCCTCGACAGTAGGCGACTTACCGATCAGGATCATCAGGTCAGCCTCTGCTGCCTTACCTGTACGTGAACCCTCCATCATGCTCTGGTTAAGCTGTGACCTACCCTCTGCCTCTGCGGAAAGCTGGGACATGTAGAACACAGCGCAGTCATACGCCTTGGCTATCTGTCGTGCGTGGATAGCACACGCCTTGAGTGCCTCGTCCTGTCGGGCGAAGCCACCCTCTGCCTTGAACTTGTCACCCATGTCAAGCACGAGGACATCGGGGCGATAGGTCTTGGCTACGCTCTCAACCCAATTCATGTCGCGGCCTGACGCCTCTTTGATTTTGATGTTGCTCATCACAGGTTCATACAGGGACTTGGCTTTACTCATATTCTCTTTGACCTCACGCGCCGACATACCGGCAGCAGCGGTCAGATATCGTGCGCCAACCCTGTGCGTTGGCTCCTCGTTACAGAGGATGACACACTTGGCACCCTGATGTGCAAAGCCATTGGGAGCGGCGATCAGGCTGGCATGGAACGATGTCTTGCCAGTGTTGGGACGCGCACCCACTTCGATAAGCTGACCGGCACTGACACCCTCTATCTTACGAGCGACAGTGGGGATGTTGAAAGACCAACGTGCTTCCAGTTCAGCCTTTGCCATCAGCGTCTCAATGGTGATATCGTCCCATTCGATATTGAGATTGGGGGTGAAGTCATCACCATACCGCTCAAGAAGATTACGCAGCGTCTCCATCGTACCGCCTGTGCCACTCACCATGTCGAAGCCAATGTTGGCGACATCTTCACCAACTACCTTCTGGAACAGCTTGGACAGAACCTCCTGTGCAATGTCGTTGCCCATCGGCTCCTCACGCTTGAGTTGGGTGAAGAGGCTATCGAAGCCCGTCTTCTGTGCCGTCGTCATCGTGGGGTTGCCAGATACAAACAGGGCTTGCACCTCATCGGGTGTGACACTACGGTTGTAGTGATCCATAGCCTTGTCAATCGTCTGTTTGATCTTGCGATTGTCTGAACTGAACAGTCGATCAGGACACTTGGCACCACGATGGTCATCGTAGAAACCCTTGTCCATCAGACTGCGTAGCATTGATACTTCCATTATACATCTCCTATGTCGGCTAGGTTTGTCATATCAGTTGGATTACGATATTTCAAATCATCTGTCAAGTAAAGGACACGCACGTCATCAACATGTCCTCGCAACTCCTTTGCCATCAGCAAAGTCTTACGCACTGCATCGGGGTCTAGTGCGATGACTGCTGTTGAGAACTGCGTGAGAAACTTTTTGTGTGCATCGGACAGTGATGTCCCTAGCACAGCAATCCCGACAAAGTTACCACCACCAACCACAGCGGCACTCACGCAGTCCTCAACAACTACAGCGACCTTACCACAACCGTGAGCATATGGCAAGCCACTTTTTCCATATCGACGCCATTTAGGTAGCCGCTTGTTCAGCGCACGACCTGTCGCGTCTACAATCTTACCCTCGTGCATGATAGGAAACACAGCACGGTGTTCACGCACATCATACAGCAAGCCTAGTTCTGCGGCATCCAGCCCGTATGTATCGCTGGCCCACGTAATCACATCGTGATTGGCTGGCACGAGATACTCAGGGACATCAAACTCAGCACCAGCGAAACGCTCTGCATCGGATAGCTGGGTACGGATATCATCCACAGTCATACGCACACGTGTGCCACCCTTGAGATCACAGGACATACGAAAGCAGTTCCATACCAGTGACCCCATGTTGTTGGTCACGGTGAATGTACGCTGACCACAGCTAGGACACTTAGTCCTGACTGTAGAACCCACTTGTACATTCATGTCACTTACAATGTTATATATATTATTCATATATACTCTCTCCTGTGCGGCAGTTAAGTGCTTTTACCATGTATTTTACGTGCTGTCAAGGCTGTATTTGCACTCGCATACGTATTTTTCATATAGGGTTTGACCGATTGTGGATTAGCATGTCCTGTAACCGACATTATTTGTCCAATACCGACACCAGCTTCCACCATCTCCGTTGTGCCAGTACGACGCAGGTCAGATAGTCGCAGTTCACTTGACAATCCAGCCTCATCCATCAGCTTACGAGCATGAAGGGGCAGTTTGTACTGGCTGTACGGAATGTACTCACCTCCGATTGGCTTGGGGCGTGGTGCTACCCACTGCTGGAACCCAAAGTCTTCGTGCTGTTGTCTTAACATATCCAGTAGGTCATCGTCAATAGGCAAGAACACCTCCGCCCTACGCTTGGACTGTTCAATATGAACACGCGCCTTATCAAATTGTATACTTTCCCATGTCAGCAACCGCATGTCACCGACACGCTGGCACCAAGCGTATGCCATGTGTGCTATCAGCCCTATGTTACGGGTGCTAAAATCGCTGTAGGCCACGTCTAACAGCTTCTGTATATCCTCCCTACCCCAAAGCACCTTACGTGGCGTGGACGAGCGTCTACGGACGACAGAGAAGGGGTTCAGATTGCAATGCTCCATCCGCACAGCGTAGTTGTACAGGATGCGGATGGTAGCCATGATATGATTAGCGAATGGAATGCCACGATCACACCACAAGTCATACACCAGCTTGGCTTGCTTGGTGGTAATGCTTGCATGGTTCAGAGAACCAAGGCTCGTATCGTCTACTTCTGTCTCAAATGCGACACGTAGAAAGTATTGATACGAAGCCTTAGTCTCGTCACGCAAGTTCTTGAAATCATGGGAAGAAAAGTATTCCTCCGCTATTTCTAGAACCGTTGTCATGTTATGCTGCCCGTACAAGTGAGCGGAATTGTGGAGTGTTAACCCAACGTGCCGCATCATACTCACGCCCGATCATTGTCTTGGCTTCGGTATCGTTGCCTGTTTCTTTTATCTTGAAACCATTACGCTCGTCTGCGTAGGTTGCATAGTTTGTAAAGGCAGAGTACAATGACCACAGGTTCTGGCCTCGTCTCTTCACCTCTTCACGATACAGAGCAAACATTTTCTCAGCTTGCTTATCGTTCTTCATAATGCTTTCAAGCAGAGCCTTCACATCTACATGCACGAGGGGGCTTTCAGCCCAGCGTTGCATCTGTTCTGCCCTAGCATAGAAGTTGTCCTTCGACTTGCCAAGTCTACGGATGAAAGCGTCCATGTCAAAGCCGCTGGTGTTTTTACGCTTCACCTTGTCATGCTCACCTGAAATCATACCGTTGAGGCAGAAGAAGTCAATTGCCCCAAAGATAGCCACGTTAGAACAGCTACCATTTACCCCATGCAGGGCAATGATACGCTGGGCTACTGTAGTCTCGTGGCGGGTGGTTGTGATCTTAGCAGACACATTGGGTAGACGCACATCCATGATGCCCATGCCATTGTTGTAGGCAGACTTCCACGTCACCACCGCACCCTCAGTTTCATGCGGCTGGAGATGTTCAGTCATGGTGGCACTCACCTTGCGGAAGAAGTCACCGTGGTTCTCACATTTGAAGCCGTCACCAACGATACCAATGTACTCATCAGTGTTGCCATTGATGACATACTTCTGTTTTTTTACCTTGGTATCCTCATATTTCACAGGGAAATCAAGGTGTTCTGGTACGTCCACAACGGACGCATTCACATAGTCAAGTGGCATGTTTCTCTCCTTTTGCCAGTCAAATGATACTGTGTTATACTACATACTCTACCCAAAGTCAACATCTTCCTTCCTATTACCAGAAGATTTTTAGTCCCAGCGGTAGAATACATGTTCACCTATCTGAACGACAGGCGTTTTGCTTTCTGCCCATTCGGGCAGGACATAGGTTGCGTGGTAATGTGTCGCACCCTCAACGAAATCATCAAGGTTGCCAGTGTGTACGCCCTGCGCGATTGTCAGGGCTTGTTCCCATGCTGTCTGGTCAGGCGTCTTGTCTGACTTGCCGTCACAGTACCAGCTAAACTGACAGCGGTGACGGACAGGGAAGTCGGGCTTCCATGAGTATGTCGGGCCTTGCATGACCACCTCACATACGTCATCGGGATACCTGTCATCATGCACCCGGTTCATTACAACTTGGGCTACCGCAACCTGCCCAATAAAGGGCTGGTCACGGGCCTCATGGTAGATGTTTAGTGCGAGGCATACGAGTGCTTCTGCAAACATTATAAATCCCACTCTTTGATTTCTACATCACGGTCAACGAGAGCATTCTTCAGCCCCCACCATGCGTCATCAAGCGCACGTATGTCATCATATGTTATAGGACACAGTTCACTAACCCGGCTACGAACAGGAACCCACGCTTTGAGCATAGTTAGTATCTGGTCACGTTGATGCTCAGTCATATTAGACCACGTTTCTTTGGCTTCTAGGTTACGCTTTTCCCATTCATTCATGTTATCTGTCATGTCAATCTCCTAATCGCAAGAGGTCTGTCGGGATATCACAGCCACCCAACATTGCTGGTCTTCATCGTAATATGCTGGCTTGTCTAGCCTAGTGCCATACCCGAATGGGTGATAGCCACGAAAGTAATCCTCTACCTTGCGTTCAAGGATGGTGCGGTCTTCATGTTTGATGTTTACCGTTATCGTTTTCATCTCGTATCCTTTCTAGCCAATCAGGCATGGGGTTCATCCACTGCGGCATGAACCGTCCCTTTTCATACTTGGCGAAACTCATCTTGTCAAGTGCATAGAACGCACGGTATGCACGAACAGGCCACTCCTCATCTGTCTTGCACTCATCCCACCCACTGAAGCACTGCGGGTGTGGCGTCTTGAAGTTGGACAGATCAGGTATATATTTCTCTGCCTCAACCAGTGCATCAAAGTGTCGCATAGATGCGTGTCCTGTGTTGACAGTGCCGTCGCTACGCTTGGGGTAACGCCACATGTACTCGTCATTCATGGCTTTCATCAGACGCACAGCGAACCTGTAGTTGACACGTGTCTCCCTTGCCCACTGCGTACAGGGGTGGTTTTTGTACGCGATCTTGTACAGGCCAGCTTCCTCTGCAAACTCTGGCGCATGTAGACGCACGGCGGTGTTCAGCATCTGTGCCTCTTCCAACACCATCTTGATGATGTGCTGGTCACACAGTTGCTGTGCGATAGCTTCTGGTTCTCTGTCGATGATAAACCTATTCATACGGCACCCCCAATACATAATCCTCACAGGCCATCTCTGCCTGTTCTTCTGTTGGAAACTCACCCAGTCGGAATGACGTTGAACCATCCCATGCCTGTGCGGCGTAGTTGTCATGTGCCAGTGCATAGACATGCGCACGGCGGTTCTCGTAGTCACTGTGTCCATAGTATGTGGATACCTTACTCATCCTCGTCTCCATCCTGTACCTCAAAGACTATGCGAACTAATCGCATGTTGTCTTGAGTGCTGTCATCAGCGACACAATCCCAGTTAAAGTGACACTCATTTAGGAACTGCCACAGTTCATCATATTCACTCATGCTCACCTCCATTGCCTCTGCCAAGCCCACCGAAATACTGCGGCCTACGCTTGGCTGTTTCAAACACACCTGCCGTGATGAAGATGCCAGCAATCAGCAGGGCATGGGCAATCGCACTGATGCCAAAGGCTACGACACTGCCCACCCACATGCTGAAGATGATACACCACATCCATGCCAGCACCTGCATTACCATGTGCCGTGTGTTCATGTCGGGGATGTTGGACAGCGGGTTGTACCGCCAATCCATTATTAGTTTCCATATCCTCATGGGTATCTCCGATTTAGGTGGTGTGCGATAGCCTCTTGTTCTGGCTGGTCGTCAAACCACTGGTCAAGCAGTGCATACTTCCTGCGCTTCGCGGTTGCGCGTTGAAGTTGCAGGTCAGTCATCCGTCGTTTGTTTGTCCGCTTGGTGCGGAACTTGTCTGTCTTCACTCGCATGTTTATCTCGCTTCCTGTTGTATTTCTTTTTGTTAGGCACAACCTGTGTGCGCCTGCGGCTCTGCATCATTGCCTTTGCCACAGGGTTTATTCTATTGACACGGTCAACCATTGTCAACCCCCCAATTCATATATCATCATTCGGAGTTCGTCTTGGTATTCCTGTACCCTTGACCAGTCATCCTCTGACAGACGATTGATCTGCCTATCAGTCAACAGATGATGGATGTTGTACAGGTCTACAATATCTCCATTCGGATATCTGTCGAGTTCTCTAAAAGTTTTTTGTTTCATGTCATCACCTCTTGTTGTGTTCTTATGTTGTACAGATAGGGTTTGATTATGTCAACAACAAATATGTTTTAGCGTGTTAAAACACTAGCACAGATAAGCGCGGGGCGGGGAAGGTGCCAATCCTAACTCTGGCGCACAACCACCGCCCCACTTCGACAGGCTTTCATTCTTCTTCAGGCTTACTAACCTGTCGCATGTCGAGAGATGCAGTATGCTGTCTTAACCCCCAACCCGAAAGTCTATGTGTTTCCACAGGTCAAAGCATCTCTCTGTCCTCTGGCTACACAGGTTGACCATGAGTTACACCAGAGTATTCAAACCGGTGGGCAGTTTAACGACACTTGCCCAAGGTCGAGCGGCTTGGCTGTTACTACCCGCAAGCACGGCTGGGTGATTAATTTAATGACCAATCATTTAAGGTCTAGCCTTTACCATCGGCACCAGTGTTGATCCCGCAACTGGTATGCAGGTTGTCAGTTTTCTTGTGAGGGCGGACTGACCATTACCCACCTGCGTTCTGTTTATAGTCGTCTACAGGCTTAACCGTGTTTGTACTCACTCGACTATGCACCACCGCTGACACTTAAAGATTGCATCTGCGTGTGGTGAATTAGGTGGGGCAGTGATCGTGTCACACGCCCCTGCCATCCCATCACAAATTAGGGTTGGCTTATCCACATTTCTCTGACAGATACTCTGCCAGTTTCTCGACTGTCATGTATCCTTCTGGGTCAGGTTCACCCTCAATCCACACCTCACAAGCGGCTTTCCGCCTACCCATGACACCACCACCCTGCACGATGGAAACCCACCTGCCGTCTTTTGTGGTCAGGACAATCTGATTATATTTGTCTTCCATGTGTCACCTACCTCAATGTTGGCGATAGAAACTCACTGCCTCTTGCATCTCAGCAAGCGTGGCACAGTCAGCAAGGACAGTCCGCGCATATGCTTTGGATGTCTTGTCTGAAATGATCTCATAGGCAGTACAGTAGTACAGATATGACTGGTACTGATCGACATTGTAGATGTCATACTCAGCCCAATGGTCAAGATCAGTTGTCATCATGCTTATCCACAGGCCGGGATTGCGTTCCATCTCAGCCTTGTGTTCGGCATTCTCAGCCTCAATATGAGCCTTGAGTTCCATCTGTTCCGCAGTGTAAGTCATCACGCATGTCCTCACTTGATGTTGTGGATACGACGCCATGTCACCCATGTAATCGCTTGCAATTCAAACGCTTTCAGCGCACGGCCATTGACACGAGTACGCTTGGCGGCGGCTACATATTCCGCCTGTAGTGTCCTGTATTCTTTGACACCGATATTAGTTTTGTCATCTGTCAAGCCTAGTCGCTCACCATATGCGATGTTTCGCGCATGGCCATCAATGGTGCATGTATCGTCGCCCATGATGTTGCGATAGAAGCTGGTGGTTTTCTGGCCTTTGAGCCTGTCAATAACACCCTCATGGTCAAGCATATCCTCAAGGATAGACCATGCCTTGCGCTTGTTGGCACCATAGGTGGATACCTTCACACTGTCGATGCCGTCACCGTTGATGAAGGCATGGCACAGGTCACGCGCATTGGTCACATTGCGATCCCACTTGTTGTTAGGGGATAGCGCAGACACTACACCAGTCACAATGTGAATGGGCAGGTCAAGGTCAATGGCAATGCGGGTGCAGTCACGCAATGCGTCAGCATACCACACAACACCGTCACGCTTTTCTTCTGGCGTGGCCATCTTGTAAATGGCAAGGATATTTTCTACAGACATGATTACTCTCCGTCAGTGAACATCTGCGCAATTCTGATCCAGCCGCCGGTAAAACACACAGCGGAAGCGACAAGTGCCGCTATCCATGTAGCGTGTCCGCCCACTTCTGCGATCATAATTACAGCCATTGTGCCACATATTGGCGCAACAGACAGCATGAAGATAAGACCAAAAAATTCTGTCTTGTCCATGATAGTCACCTCTTGTCGGTATGGTTAGGGGGAGTAATGCCCTACGGATAGAGCATTACCCCCACGAAGTCAAGCGGACTTGCGGTGTGCTGCCGCACCTGTCGGCGCACAGGCAAGGTCTGCAATGTCAGCGACGTTGAACTCGCCCAGATCAACATTGTGGTTTTTGCGATCCAGCGTCTTGTCAATACCGGTCAGCAACATCTCGAATGTTGTGATCGAATTGGACAAAATGCGGGTGCCAAACTCTGCCTTGATCTGACGAGCCGCAACGCGGCTGGCCTTGTAGCAACGCATTTTGGACAGCTTGTTGCCCGTCTTGCGCTTGTATTTGGTAGCAACGCGAGTGAACTTGTTCTGGTTGTGTTCAGACAAGTTCTGACCGGTAAGACCGGTGCCTTGGAACCAATATGCTACGTTGACATTTACATTGATGGCTTGCTTAGACATAATTTCACCTCGTGGTTGGTAGGTTGTCAGGTCGTGCCTGACGGGTTATGGGTGTGACATTACACCCCCTAACAACACCTGTCAAGAGTGTACCGGCGACAATGCTTAACTGCCCAAAAGGACTAGCGCACCGTCGCCGGTATCTTGTCAATCCCGATTTTCACCTGACTTGCTATCGTCAGTTTTTCACACCTCTTGCGTCAGCGGCATGTCCAAGGACAGCTAGGGCATCTGCGGTTGGTATAGATACTTGTCGGGTCTGAATGTAGATTTGACCGGTAGCACTGTACGCGGTAGACCAGACAACATACAAAACTGGTCTTTTGATATTACGCCCTACCCGCATTGACCACCCCGGAGATTTTAGCTGGGTCTTGTCTTGTCATACACCTGCCCCCTTGGCGGCATGTGCTGTTTCAGGATAGTTTCCCAGCCTTGACAGACTCCGGTAGCCTACGCCCTGTCCGCATGTCAGCGGGAGTTCGTTTCTTTATAGACGGCTGGCCATTTATCGCCACCACTTTAGCCGTCTGTCGTCTTGGCCACTTTATAGTCGGATCAATTCGCCTTCCCGACTGTCCCTAGAGCATAATTCAGACCGCCCTAGAAAGTCAACAGGTTTTTTTCTATCCTCATTCGCTCGCTATGTGGGCAAACCCTAGCCTCGCAAGCTACACTGAATTTTATGGGCCTATCAGTGTCCGGCCTAGTCCGTCTTCAAGTGCCAGCCCTACGTCGCCAATGGCAGTCTTAGGGTTATCTGGCTATCGCAGAAGGCCACTGTTGAGCCGGTTGGCTGGTCGGGTTGTCCCCTGCGATGTTTTTATCCTGCCTGAACCGGATTTTTATTGCAACAAAAAAGATTGTTAATGTTTTCAATGGTTTAAGGGGTTAACCCATTGATTTTATTGATAAATAAAAATGTGATTTTGATGCATTTTATTTGAGAATGTAATGAATACAACGGGTTAGCTAGGGTAGGGGTGTGGCTTGGTGAAAAATTCGATTTTTATATATAAAGGTGTAAGGCGATTTCTGTTCTGATATGCACCGCCTTGACGTTTTCACGACAATTTCGGTGAATTGTGCTTTTGTGCTAACACATTGA